TGTATATTGTGCTCTTACGTTTATCAAATTCTTGATATTCAGAATCATCTGCAAGGTCTCTAATACGCAAACTGTCCATATCAAATTCTAAATCTATTTTCATACCAACACCGCTAGAAGATCTTGTCTTCATAAGTTGTATCTGATATCTGCCACGTTCTCTCATTGCTCTACTTGTAAAGATACCAAACACATTGTCCGCAGTTTGTATCTTACTCAAACCACCTGCTATGTGCGAATGATCAAATTCTATTTCTTCAACTGCACCTCTGTTTAATTGTGCCGCTGTTACAAAAACAATGTTCATCTCCATTGCAAGATTACGCAATTCTTCAGAAACAAATTTGTCTTTCACAAACAAGTCACTTGGAGAAACTTTTCTACTGTTTGGCATCATAAGATCCAAATAATCCACAAGCAACACATCAACTTTGCTGTTTGTTTTTATTTCATATTCTTTGATGTATGATCTAATATCATTTGTATTCTTCCCACTTGGCATATATTTTATTTGAAACTTACCTGCTTTTTTACCAATCAGTTTAACTTTCATCTCAACACCATCTAGGTCTTTAAATATTTCTTTTGTTGGAATATCTGTAAGCATAGAATCTATTCTCATACTGACCAATGCTTCACTCAACTCAAATGTTAGATACACAACGTTCAGACCTTCCAATGCCCAGTTGCAACCTAAGTTTGCAAGAAATAAAGATTTACCAGCACCAGATCCACCTGCAAATATATTCAATTCACCTTTGTTAAATCCTCCAAACAATCTTTTGTCAAGTGTGTCCCAACCAGTTTTGACCTGACCATTCTGATTTTTTAATCCTAATAGTCTTGCTTTTGGATCTTCAAAGTAATCTGTTCCTATATCTTTGTGCAGTCCTATTTGTACTGCTTCTTTTACAAGTACTTCAACTGGACCATATTCACCTTTTTCCAACATATCAGCACTTTTTAAAATTGCTCTTTCTAAACTCTTGTGTCTTACAAACGTTTCAAAGTCGCTCAATAACCAATCAAAATGCTGTTCATTTAATCCTGTTGGAATTTTTAAGTCTGTCTTACAACTTGAATTCACAATGTCTTCAGTTGGCAGTGCATTGTGTTTACCAACATATTCATTTACAAATTGTGCCGCATCTTGAAGTTTTCTATCAAACAGTGTGTGATCAAATATTGATTGGCAACGCACAAAAGTTTCTGCGTCACTTAACATCATCTCTAGATATACTTTTTGTATATCATAACCATATTCTTTATTCTGTTTTGCCATGTTCCTTATTATACCACCTTTCATCTGATTTGTCAATGTGCTTCTTAAATTTGGCACACACAGCACCTATACAGGAACCTGGATCTCCAGGATTTTTTGGAACCCAAATATCGTCCCACACAGATTGTAGTTTGGTACGTGCAGTTTTATTCAAAGCACATCCGCCCACCAAAACTATATTTTGAGTTGGTATATTCATTTGTATCCAAGAACTTGCACACATTAACACTTGTTCAAAAACGTGTTGCGTTGTAGCCGCCAAGTCCGCAAGGTCTTGTTCAGTATTCAATTCAGGTCTCCACCAGTTACAACCTCTGTGTAAATTTTCTCTTGTTTTAAATGGAAATCTTTTGTCTATAATTTCTTCCATCATTATTCTATGATGTTTTCTCCAATTGCCTTTTGTTGCTAATTGTTCTAGTTTAAATTCTTCAGCATTTGCTTTGAATCCGCAACGTTGTGTCATTGCAGAATAAAAAAGTCCTACACTATTTGGATATCTAGTTGCATGGCGTTTTTCTATTTTATCACCATGACCATGCCAAATGGTAAATGTGTCAAATTCACCAATAGAGTCTAATACTACAACCGCCGCATTACGGAACGGTGATGTGTAATACCCATAAGCCGCATGACTTTCATGATGATCAACATACTCTATAGGAACGTGTATTCCTTGTCTTGCTAAAAACTTTTTAACATTGTTTTCTTTGAATGTTAATCCTTGTCCTGCAATTAATTGTCGCAAACTTTTCTTAATTGGGCGTTCATACCAAATTACTTTGGCTGGGTGAGCCCATCGAGGATTTGATCTTATATGTGCTAACATCTCAGGACATAAATTAGGATCACCAGGCACACCACTAAAATCTGAACTTTTACCTGCCCAATGAATATACAAACCCCATTTATCTGTTAAACCTTTTACATGATATTCCATAACTGCCAAACTTGCATCATGGTTGTTTCCCGTTATCCCCCAAACTATCATGTTATTGATCCTTTACTAGATAATAAATTTATTGTATTCATTCTGTCTTTCTTCTTGTAATATTTCTAAATGCATTTTAAATTCCTGCCATGGCGTACGTATTCCATAATCTGCTGAATTTTTGTATAAATGTTCGGGACAATGTTTGTAAAACAGTTTTGCTGGATCCTTTTTCAGTTCATACACTTGTTCAACTATTGATCTGATGTTTGTTTTTTGCTGTACTCCCACGTCAAATTTTTCATCAGGTTGAACTTCGTAATTCCAATCATGCGTTTTAAGTGCATCAATGTATGTTTCTTTTAGACTACTCACTCTTTCCTATTTGTATATAAAAGGATCTCTTTTTTGTAATTCTTTAATTTTCTTTCTGTATTTGTATTTTTGAACTATTGTTCTAAATGGCGATAACAAAATTTGAATTACCCTTTTTATGAAAACCATTTTTTCATCCTCAGTTTTATTTTTAGTTGTGACTGTTCTGCAAATTTCACTATTGAATACAAAGTGTGCAGTCTCCCGTATTTAATTATCGCATCGTTGACATCCTTCACTTCTGGATGCCAGTTAGGCATACTAACACTCCAGCCACTCTCTATGGCTTGTTCAACTAATTTAACTCCTGCTTCATCTCTATCAGGCATTACAATAACGTGTTTGCCTAAACTGTTCAAAAGTATTTGTTGTTGTTGTTTTACTTCACTTCCTAAAAGTGCTACTCCATCGATACTTAAAGCATCAATGGGGCCTTCTACTGCGATAACAAATTCTCTCTCATCATTCTGATTATCAATATTAAAAACATATCCAGGCTGTTGGTCGGATATGTATTTTACTTTTCCATCTACAACTTTTCTTGCTGTGTAGCCTACAATATCCGATCTATAATAGAACGGAATGATTAATCTATCTCTATATGCTGGATTAGGTGTCCAATAAAAATTATAATCTAAATTTGCCAGTTGTCTTTGTTCTAAATATTCTAATACCTTTACATAGTTTTCATCTAGTCCTGTTGGTTCTAATGCTTTGTAATTTGTCCATTCTTGTAAACGTTTTGCTCCTTCAGGCAAGTCCTTTTTTGCAAATTTTGGTAGTTGTATAATTGGTGTTTTACCAGTAGTCTCTTCTTTTAGTTTTAATACGTGTAACGCCAATTTTGTTATCACATCATCTGGAGTATTAAGCCAACGCATAAGTTTACGTAATTTATAGGATAAGTTTCTGCCAGGTTGCCAACTTGCTGTATATCCACAATTGAAACAATGATAACTAATACCACCATCAGCATTTGCTATCAGTCCACCTCTTTGTCTTGAATCTGCTGTTGTGCCTTGATGAGAACAACACGGTGCATTAAAAGCCATCCAGCCACTAGGCGTTTTCTTTCTTTTAAAAGGCAAGTGTTGTATTAGTGTGTCGTAAACAGAATTCATTTACGTTATTATATTTTATATTTTGGTAAAAGTCAATTAATTTCGAACTAAAATTTTGGTAATGTCGTTGTCGTAATCGTTATCTGGATCTGCTTTATCTGTTGTGTGTTTAATTCTCAAGTAACTGAATACTCCATTGAAGTTTACATATCTCAATGTGTCAGTAGTGTCTACTGAAATAGTTGCAACATCTGACCAATTAGTTGAACTGCTGATCTGCGAATCTAATGTTGCTTGTACAGTAACGTCACCATCTGCACTATTCAGATAGAATGCCGCTGTGTGTAGTGCTTCATTTCCGTTTATTGCCGGCTCGGCTGTAATTGCTTCTGATAAAAACACTGCACTTCCACCACTTTCTTGACTTAATGAAGTAACACTATAAGACTTTAATGGACCTGGTATTTCACTGGCATCTAGATATACGGTGCCTTTGCTTTCAAAATGTGAATTGCTGTATGTTAATATTCTTTCATTGCTTGAATCATTTTTAAGTTCTACAGTATAGTTTAAAAACTGTGATTGCAAATTTAATAGTTCGTTTTCAGTTAAACTTACTGTAAACATTCCAACGTTGCTTGGAGTTGTTGTTTCAATGATTGTAGCGTCTTTTTCAACAACAAGGCGTGTTTTTTCATCAAACATCATGAACTTAGGAGTGTAAATGTTTAGAATAGACACAGGTTTCTGATCTGCGTTCAACACCTGAAAGGTAATTTTGTTATCTATTCCTCTGTAAATGTTTAATCGTCTTGAATACAAGGCTTTATACTCCGTTATGTTTCCTGCCACATCTGCGGTAAGCAGTACATTACTATTTAATAAATATCTTTGAACTAATTGCATAACTTTGTAAAATATTTATCAGATGTTAAGAGACGAAATAGAAAGTAAATTTCCCTACATTAGTGTCGTGGAATACGGCGGAAAAGAGTATGTAGGGGTCATAAACAATCAAGATAATTCAGTAACAAGTGTGTATGTTTACACTGATTTACACTCAGATGAACAAAAAAAGCACTTCATTGAAGTATGTGAGACGTGGTGGTGGGAATCAAATCGAATGATCCCTATTAGTATTTTCATGCGTGACGAAATGTCTAAATTCAAAGATATCATAATGATCATGGCAACTAAAGACGTGAGGGTAGTGATAGGCCCTTGCACAAATCTTAACAGTCTGGCTATGAAACGCACTAAACGTAAATCAGTTCAGTTAGTTAGAAAACCTAAATAATTATTGATAGGGCCAAATTGTTGTATGTGGGTCGTCTTTTTCTTTGGCCCATCTTACTCTGTTCCAAAGTCTTTCATGACCATAGTACAAAAACATTTTTGTCACAACTTCTATGCCAGCAATGGCACCTGCTAAAGTCCAAGTACCTGTAATAAACCACGATATGATAAAAGTATCAGTTGTGGCTAACACACGCCAAGTTAATGTTTTTGCTAAACTTCTTCTTGCTTTACTTTTCATTTTTTAATTGCTCACAAATTAGATTCATATGCACCACTACTGCAACAGCATATGATGTTGCATGACTTTTTTTAAAAAAGTAGCCTTCTTTTGGTTTTACCCAAACTTCCTTCATTATATCTTCCCATGATTTGTTTATTAGATATCTTTTGCTAGGTCTTATAATCGCCAACACTGCCGCCAGTTGGGAGATGGATGTTGGCTTTAGTTTTTGTAAAATAGCACTGTGTCCATTCAAATGAAATACCTGGTCACTAAAATCTTTTGCTTCTAAAAGTTGCCACATCGGTTTTCTTGTCATTAATTCAACAAGATGTTTTTCATTTTTTACTTTTTCATAAATGCTAACATTCAAAAAATCTACTTTGAAATATCCTCTGTCTTCGGCTTGTTTATAATCTAGTGTGCTAACTTTGTCTAATGGGTTGTGTGGAACTTCTGTAAAATATACTCCTGTGTTGTGTTTCTTTCCTGTATCTAATTTTGCTACTCTATGCTTTAATTTGTCCAACACAATGTTTCTGTCAGCAAAGTCTATATCTATATCAGGCATTTACAACCTCTCTTAGTTTTGATTTAGGCACGTTTATATGTCTTTTATCGCATACTTCATCAATTACACATATATGGCACTTTGGCTTTTTACTTGTACAAACTCTTTTTGCATGAGTAATTAATTGCATATGTGCGGCATATTTGTATTTGTCTGGAGTACTATTATTAACTGTGATTGCACTTTTACTTTCATCTAAAGAATCTGTCCATCCTAATCTCCATAGCAATCTAAACACATGAGTATCAACTGCTATGTTTGGCGCACCCCAAACAAATCTCATCATAATGTCCGAACTTTTTCTGCCTATACCCGGTAAGTCCATTAGTTGTTTTTGTGTTTGTGGAACTTTGCCACCATATTCCATAAGAAGTTTATAACTTGTTGCAAGTATATTTTTTGATTTAGCATTGTGTAATCCTGCAGGGCGTATTGCTTCTATGATTTCTTCCTGCGTTAATTTAACCATTTCTTGTGGTGTATCTGCTAAAGCAAATAATTGTTTACAAGCGATTGCTGTTCTTTTATCTTGACTTTGTGCTGAAAGCATTACTCCAATCAAACTGGTGTATGCTTCTTTGTGTATTTTTGCCGCAGGTTTTCGATTGGAATATTTGGGCCAATAATTTCCTAGTTGTTTGTAAATGTATTCAATTTGTGTTTCTGTTTTCATTTAATTTTTTTACTCGCCTTGTGTGCCTTCCTTTTAAAAACTTTGTTGTGAAGAATGCTTCACACATATACTTCGCAGTATCAAAATCTACTATATCTGCTCCTATACATAATACATTCATATCGTTATGTTGTCTAGCCTGTTCTACATCAAATATATCATTACACACCACTGCCCTGACTTTTGGATATCGATTTGCCTGAATCGCCATGCCAAAACCACTGCCGCATATTAAAATGCCTCTATCACAAATGTCCATTTTTTCAGCAACTTTAATTGCAATATCGTTATAGTCTGTTCTTTTTGGCTTATGCACACCAGCGTCTTGAAAGACTGCTATATCAAACTTTGTGTCTGATTCCATGTCAAGGGGGCATAACCATTTTGACAGTTCTTCCTTTAATTCAAATCCTCTATGGTCCGATCCTATTATTAAGTCTATCATAATCCTGATTGTTTGACAATCTCCTTAACCATTTCAACATCAGCAGGCGCTCTTTTGAACCTAAGTGACCAATGTTGCGGATTCAATACGTAACTGACAATTTGTAATTGTTCTTCATTTAAATTTTTAAGCATTTCTTTTCCTGATGTGCAGTTTAAAACAAGCCATGGAGAAATTTTTCCGTCTTTTATTTCTTGTGTTGCTCTGTTTAGACTTGCATATTTAAAATAATGATTCCAAGGAGCACCTTTTTCATCAGACCATTCCATCATATTTTTAATAGATCTTTTCATTGCATCTTCAACTCTTTCTTTAAGAATAATATCTAAAGCATATTGTTGATACAGTTCTTCACGACACCAATGATCTAATTTAACACCCGATGTTACCACATAATCGATAAATTTTTCCGGATATAAAGGCTTTACGTTACTAAGAAAACTTCCGAATTTTACAAATGCTGTGTAGTATGGACTTTTGCAAAATTGCAAATATGTTTTAGGCTCATGTTGATTCTGACACAGTTCATAAAATCTCATATATGTTTGATATCCTAGTTGTACTCTACGTTCATCTTTTTGTGTAAATCTTCTTTTTTGTTCACACATATGCACTGCTAAAGTCTTTTCACGTGTAAATTTTGCTCCACAGTGTTGGCAAATATATTCCTCACTCATAGTATTTTCTTAATCACTTCCTTCGTCATGCCCATTTCTTCTGCATAGGCTTTAATTTCTTTTGCTGAATTAATTTTTGATAGTAGTTCAATTTCGTCTTCTTTTAAATTTGTAAAAACTTCTTTTAAGAATTTAGCAGTTTTATTTTTTCCTGCTCCATCTTTGAACTTGTATCCAATCCATTCATGCCATTTTATAGTTTTGTCTTCATCTGCTGTGGCACACAGTAATAGCCAAAGTAATTTTTTATGTTTGCTTAATGTAAAAAAGTTTTTGTTGTAGTATTCATTTGTTTTTAATATAGTAAGTTCTTGTTTTTCTTTTGATCCTTTTATAGCACTTGCATACCTGTTTAGTAGATAAAAACTAACCTGTTTGCGTTCTTCATCTGACAAGTCGTCCCAAACGTTAGTGGCTTTCATATCAATTGCCGCTAGAATATCTTTGATAGGAAGTTTTTTCGTTTTGCTTACCATGTGTCCTCTTTTACTAATTCGTATGTTAACTTTAGTTTCTTTAATTGGATTTGTAAAGACTTATTTCCTTCATTTGCGTAATCAACGATTTCGCTAATTTCTAGTTCTGATAGATACCAATCAGGATAATTTGGAGATTCAATCAAAACTCTTTCGCCTTTGCCATTAATTGGTTGTGCGTACACTGTGGCTCCTCCATCAGGACTTGTATAAATCATTGCTTGTTCTTTTTTCTTTTTAGGCACTATAATAGTTCAGTGTAATCTATTGTTTCGCACTGTCGACTTATATCTTTAACAAAAAATGCACAATGTGGCTCTTTTCCTTCTGTAATAGGCACACTCAATAATTGATTGTTCTTTACCTTAGGAAAATACCACTTCACATCATTAAAAAAATTAGTAACTTTTATTGTACCAAAGTCTGCTTTGAATCCTGACAATGGATTGAATAGAAATGCTTCAAAACCTCTTTCACCTAAACTAGTAAGTGGAACTACATCTACACTTGCACTGTTTTCTTGATCTCCTACTGCTATGTTCCAATCTAATGGCATTGTTAATTCGTTGCCATTTATTTCTAAAACTATGGCAGGGCAACTGAAAGATTCAACATATATCATTGGCAAAAAGAAAAAATCTGGTTCCTTTGGATTGCTATTGTCAAGGACCGAAAAACGCATATCGTCGTTGACGTGTTCAGGCAATTTATTCATTTCATATGCTGTGTTGTCTAATGTTAATATTCTCATTTTGTATAATCAACCTTTTCTACTGTAAAAGGATAGTTTGCTTCTTTGTAAAACTTTTTCCTTTGTGTTAAATGTCTTTTCGCAAATTTACAAGTTGAAGTAATATCCCAAATTTGCACAAAGTCTTTGTCCTTTGCCTTACGTATGCCTCTTCCAATAGATTGTATTACTCTTATAAATGATTTGCCTGGTTCGATTAATATTAGATTAAAAATTCTTGGAATATTAATTCCAACACTTGCTACTCCATATGTTGCAATTAAAACTTTGTTGTCAGAATCACTTATTTCATCATATTGATCTTTTCTGTCTTGAAGTTTTGTTTCGCCTCTTATAAATGTACTATTTGGAATTAGTTCTTGTAATTTTTCGCCTGCTGTAATTCTATCTACTAAAACAAGTGTGTTGCCTGATTGGGAAATTTTATCTATCAATTTTGCAATATAATTCACCCTTATTGTGTTTGTTACTAAAAATTTTAATTCTTCTTGATAATTTTTGTGAACTAATGTATCAATCATTTGTACAATATTAACATGACAATTACTTAATACTCCTTTTTCTTGCAACTCCTTAGCACTTATTTGATTGATTACTGGACCTATACCTGCCAATATTGCCTGGAATTCAAACTGTTCTTTAGGAACAGTTCCTGTCAAACCCCATCTTATAGGAGCATGATTAAGATGTTGCGTTAATAATTTTTTTAGCACTTCTGCTTTGGCTTGGTGTACTTCATCTATGATTACTGTTTTTACACCTTGTAAAAAATCAGTTAAAGTTACTTTTGCTTCACCATCTTTAGTTTTTTTATCTAAAACATTCAAACTTTGCCAAGTACAAATTGTATGTGTTTTATTCAACTCTTTTCTATCTCCAAAATAAACTCCTACGTCCAGTCCTACAATTTTATAATCATCTTCTGTTTGTGTAACAAGACTTTTGTTTGGTACTACAACTAGTGTTCTGCCTAAAGGTTCACAGAGTTTAGATAAACAAGCAGTAATGATTGTTTTACCAGCACCAGTGGCAACTTCTTGTAAACTTTGTGGATTTTTTAAAAAATTGTTTATAACTTCTACCTGATAATCACGTAGTTCAATATTTTGTCCTTCAGCAACGTGACCTTTAGGCCAAATTTTATCATGTAGATAATTTTTATCTATTTCTGTAAATGCTAAATCTACTTTTTCTCTTTGGTCTTCTATCTCATCTATTTCTACACCATTTTGATGAAGTAAATTTATTATTACATCCAAATGATTAACAAAGCCATTACCTCCTAAACCAAAGAAACCAATTTTACCATCCCATCTTCCTAATTTGTATTGAGGCAAATATCTTGCATATGGCACTTGAAATTTTAATTTGTTTGCTATTTTTCTTCTAACATCTACTGGAAGATTGTGTATTTTAACATTTACTTCATCTGCAATAGTTATTTTACATCTCATAATTTTTCAATACTCCAAATCATATCATTCCAATATCCGTCTTCACGGTCATAGTGTATAGTGAGATCATATTGATGAATCAGTTTGTCAATTTTATTATAGTGCCTAACCGATCCAAGACTGATAACACATTCTGGCTCCCAAACTCCTTTCAATAAGTCTTTTGGGATTTTCTTATTATTAATATACACTATTTTTGTATTAATATCAAGTTTATTGTTAATCTTTTGTGTTTTTAGATAATCATTAAAGTGTCTACCTTCTTTTCTATTTTCTTTTCTGAATAAAACCGAAATTTCTTCTATTGGTATAATGTTTTTGGTTAAGTTATGGAACTGTACCAATTGGTCCAATGGATCCTTTTCGTCTAAAATGACTAACAATGGAAATCGTTTTAGTTCTAATAAAGTATCTAAAACTTCATTGATAGGATGTTGCTTCTTGTTAATCTGTATGAGAGAATGGTTCCTACTTAAGATTTTTTTTGTAAGTGGCTTTACATTCTTTATAGAGTCATTTAAATCGCCTTCATCAAAGTGTACTAAACCTGCTTGTTCTCTTTTATCTTTGTATAAGAATAAATTTTCAATTGATGGTTTTCCTATTTTATCTATTAAAGGTTGTACAATATCTAAAGGTGTATTTTTTATTTGTAGCCCATAAATTCCTGGCACATATTTTTCTCTATGCTTTACCCATTCGTCAATTTCTTCATGCATTTTTAGTAACACTGGATCAATGTCTTTTATCAATCCTTTAAACAAACTTATTGTTTTGTATACAATAGTTTCGTTAAATGGTAAAATATTTTTATAATTATCTGACTTGTATCCTTCAGATGGATACAAAATAAATTTTTTAATCTCTCCAATCAATTTTGAATATTTCATATTAAAAGGAAATCTAACAACTAGACATTTACCATTATAATTATGAAATTGCCAACCTGCATTGCCTAAATTATCTTGGTAGTTTTCAATAGCAATATATTCACTCCTGTCAATTTTACGTAATGGTTTTCTTATATTGTTTAAACTAGATGGCAGGTCTACATTTCTATCTAAGAAGTCTTTTTGATATCCGTTTGTTAATATTTTTTTACAAACTTCATACTGTCTATCAGACAATGCTTTACCTTTGAAAGTGGATTGTGATATGCTCAATAGTAATTTTTTATCTTTTTCAGCGATTTCGATCGCAGGCGTAAACTCCTCCTCTATGAGCAGTCCGCACATAAGTTCTAAACAATCTTCGATGTTGATGATACGCATTTCAACATTATATGGGATTTTGGTTAAAAAGTCAATCGTGAAAAAGGCAGTCCTTGTGCGATTTCTTCAATGGTCCATTCTGTGTATGCGTAATCATACAACCACTGATTACGTTCAAATATTTGGGGATTTTCAATGTTTTTTAGTTCTTTATTTGCTACTGGATATGCAAGACTTTCCGGACCAACAAATGCGTGTGTTCCATTTAGTACAGCATGAATTCCTGGATTGCTACTATAACTGATAACAGCATGGATGTTGTTGAAGCCTAAATCAAAATCGTCATATGTATTTGCAATTTGTTTAGGAACTTGCAACTCAACATTTTTATAGTTTTGTAATTTATTATCCACAGGGCATCTTGGGTGAGGTCTAATTATTATTTTTCTATCTGTGTACATCCTTAATTCATGTATAAGTCTATCTATATAAATTTGCATTGGCGGTTGATTACGCCACTGATGGCTTTTATCATGTTGACAACAAATTAAGATATCATCACCTTTCTTATTTTCTTTTAATTCTAATCCCAATAGTTTTGCTCGTGTGTCATCATTATTAAGCGGCCCAAAGTAACCTAATCGATTTATTCCATTTAAAGCAACCTTCCAAGTGGTGTTTCTTTTTATTCCGCCGACTTCTAAAAATAAAACTTTTTTCTTTTGTGATAATGCTGACTCATAAATTTTTTTATTATCCTTCATTCTTCCATGCCACAGCATACTCCACAGAACAGGTATATCACATTCAGTTGTGTCATTTACAACAGTGTGACCTAGTTTGGATAATCCTTTTGCAACAGCGTCAAAGACAGGCACACTGTTCAAAGATCCATGTTTGCGTTGTAATCCAAATTTCATTGTAAATACCTATATTATGACCAAATATTCCGTTGTTACTACATTTAACCAAAATGGTTATAATGTCTATGCTAATAAATTTATCAAAAGTTTTAATGACAAGGTGGATAATAGAATACCACTTGTCGTGTATGCTGAAGATTGTAAACCTACAGGCGACAGTAGAACGTTGATTTTCGACGCCAAACAAACACTTACAAAACTCAATAATTTCAAAACAAAGTGGGGCAATGTGCCAAAAGCAAATGGAAAATGTCCTCCAGAAATAAAAGCAAAGCGTCCAAGAGACTGGCATAAAGAATTTAAATGGGACGCAATAAGATTCGCAAACAAAGTGTATGCTATATTTCATGAAGCAAAAAGAACAGATGCCGATATTTTAATTTGGATGGATGCTGACAGCATAGTCCATAGCACTGTTACACAGGAAGACTTTGAAAGGTTGTTGCCTAACACTAATGTTTTGCACTATCTTGGTAGAGGAAAAAAATGGCCCGAGTGTGGATTTTATGGATTAAATTTAAAAACTGCAGAATGTCAAAACTTTTTACAGCAATTCGAACGTATGTACGATGAAGCAGAAAAAGGGATTTTCACTTTAGAAGAATGGCATGACTCTTATGTATTTGATGTCGTTTTAAAAAGACATAAACAAATTTTTCCGCAAAGTCCTATTAAAGATTTTAGTGGACATCTAATTAGTGGAGAAGGTCATCCTTTAATTAATTGTGAACTTGGTGCTTACTTCGATCATTTAAAAGGTGATAGCAGAAAGGCAAAAGGTCAAAGTTTAGGAAAAGATTTGAAAGTTAAGCGGGTTGAGCCGTACTGGAAGACGGTTTCGTAGCCCACTTTCTCATATGTAACCAGCATTGTCCATTTTTTACTTCATCCAAAGTCCAATGCATTTGTGCTAGTCTTTCAACAAATAATTGTCTATCAAAATTTTTGTGGTCTTCTATATTATCAAAACTATGATGAGAAACTGTATTAGCCTGAGCTCTAACAGGATCAGTTACAAACGTAGGAATACCTTCTATCACACTTGCACACGTAGGACTACTGTTATGTCCAACTAAAGAGTGTGCTGTATAAAAATCTTCTTGTAAACTTTTCGTTGCACTTACATAAACATCTTTAAAAACAGTCTTGTCACTTTGCATCCAGTTGGCTAGAGTGTTTCTGTGTACTTTAACATTTTTATCACCAGGATGGAACCTAACTAGTATTGATCTTTTTGTACGCATTCTTATTGCAGTAATAACTTCTTTCAGCCATTCCTGCACACCTCTACCGTCCATGCTCCAACCACCATCTCGTTGACAACATATTAATATGTGTCCTTCTTTTTGATTTAATCTCCAAGGTTTAAGTTCGATGTTTAAATCTTGACTAATTTTTTTCCATCTTTCTGGATTAGGATTTACATCACAGTATTCTGCTGTATTAGGAAATATTCCATCATAGCCATATCTTAAATACCCACGTGTTTGTGTTGGATCTTTCCATAAAAATAGACTGCTGTCTACAATTACACATCTTTTTCCTCTGTTGATTTGGTTTTCATATATACCTTTTCTTAAATTTAGATGAGGAGTATTTTTACTATCCTTATGTACAAATCCTTGTATTACTGCCACGTCGGCTTCTATAATTTGTCTTGAACTAGTGACTAGTCCTTTGTCTCCACATCTATTCACGCCCTCAATAAAGTTTCTAATGATCATTGGCTTTTGTGGATTTTTATTCCCTGGCGGAATAACTTTCATGTATGAAATTACTGTAATCATTTTAAATTATATTCCTGAATAATTTTAAGTGCAGAGCCATTGTTAAGTTCGTCAACTGTATATTGGCAGTATGACAACCACTTTAACCAATGCCTTACTTGATCTGGATTAGGTCGGTATGCTTGTTCTATTCTTGACAAATCTTTTAGAGTAACATAATCTGCGGCAGTAGGAGCAGTTGCAAATGCAGGCACGCCGTGACAAACAGATTCAATAGCCGCAATTGATTGATATGTTACAACAGCATACACATTGTCTGCATCTAGTTGTGAGAATAAACTACCTGATCCAACTCTTTCTCTACGCAATCCTTTATCTCTTATAATGATTGGTCTATCTGTAAATTTTTTTAGTGTTGCAGTTGTTTCATCTATCCATTGTTGTCTAGTAATGCCATAAAATTTACATGGTTTCTCGCTAGGTGTCACAAGTAATATACTGCGACCTTGAGGCTTCCATCCATTGAAAACAGTTTCTGGATGTCTTTGACTAAATCTTCTGTATCTATCATCTGGTACATCACGAACTTGAGTGTTTTGTACATTATTTTTTACAACTCTATGATAATGTTTTCTTTTTGTTAAATTTCCTATGTATCCTGTATCAATGTAATAAAATTCTCTTCCAGTTTTCCAACATTGATGAATAATTTTACCTTTTGTCATGCCACGTAGTACCACAGAATGACTTGGATCCATTTGCTGAACTTTATCCCAAGTGCTATACTCTGCTGTGGTGCCAAGCATAAAATCTTTTATGATGGCATCTTCGTGATCAAATGCGTAAATCATTCTGCTGTTTTTTTCTTCGCTTGGTCTTTCAGTTCTCTATCTGTCCAGTGAGGCTTTCCCGACTTTTCCATCGATCCTAAGTTGTATGCGGCTCCGGGTGCAAGTTTTTCAACTTTGCCACCTTTTTCAAGAAACTTTTTCATTTTTTCATCAAGTTCCTTTTGTTTTTCTTCAGGGGTTTTTTCAATTTCTCCTGAAACATAGGCGCGATTTATTCCCATATGTCTTGGCATTTATACTCCTTGTGTGTTCATCATTTGTGTTAAATATTCTTTCCAAACATCTCCATATTCGCAGTTCCTATAATTTTTAAACCAAGGACCTCCTTCTGTGTAGTGTATGGCTTTAGGTTTTCCATCTTGTGGTTCTTTGTACCATCCTACTAACCAATTCCATTCATTGCTTAATGCTCCAACTTCGTCATCCTTTAACCATGAAAATCTATGAAAATATGCACCGTCATAGTTAGGATTGTTTACTAAATCTACGGATAACTTTTCATTTGAAGGATGACCACAATTATATAAAACCATTGAACTCCAGTTTTTTCTTGGATATAATGTTTGTTTTTGTCCATCCATTTTTATTCCAGGCTTAGGAGTGTAATCATGTTGTACACACATCACAGCATATTTAGGATCGGCTTGTTCAAATAATTCTTTTACGTCTCTAAGAAAAACAATATCTGAATCACAAAACAACGCCCAGCCATTATAATTTGCTAGAGCAGGAACCAAGAATCTTGTAAATGTAAATTCTGTTGACGCTAATTTATCTTCGCCTCTCCAATACCATTTATCTTGTCTTAATGTGTTTTGATTTAATGGTATTACCTGTGCAGATGTGCTGTGTTTGTATATAGAATATTCACATACTTGATAGGCAATATCTTCTCTAGTATCATATCCAACAAAAACTTTCATACTATAATTTAACCTCAAATCCATTCTTGTCAAGGAACTTCTGGACCGTCCATTTAGGCGCCCAGCCTAACTTTTTCATTGCACTAGGGTCTGCCTTTGACGTTTTTCTTTCTAAAATACTTCCTGGTTGCACCTCTAAATTAGGTGCAATATGTTTTACAAATATAGATTGTCCTGTACCGATATCAATCGCTCCTGTAAAATCGCTTTTCATCAAAATTTCAATAGCATCACACACGTCATCAATATGAACAAAATCTCTACTATGTTCTGTAACATATTTTAATGTACCCATTAGTAGTTTGTCGAAAAACATTCCTTGCCTGTTTGTTGCTCCGTAAACTGTATGAAATCTCATTGCTACTTTGTTATTATGAGGTATATTTTCTATTATGTGTTTAGAAGCCGCATAAGGGTTCAACCAAGGCTCGTATTGACTGCTTGAACTTGCAAATAAAACTCTGGTGTTATTGTAATGTTTTAAAATTCTATTTGTTGCAACCACATTGTTATCCCAATAATGTTTAGGATTATCTAATGATTGTCTTACACCACCTACTCCTGCTAAATGTATTACTAAATCTACTTCTGGCAGTTGTGCAGATAAAATGTTTCCGTTATCTTTAATATCTATGCCAATAATTTGGTGTGTGTTTGTAAGTCGTTTGTGTAGGTGTTGTCCTATAAATCCTTTATGTCCTGTTAGCAAAATTTTCATTGCTTTATTATAACTTACACAATTACTTTTGTCAATGAGATTAGGATTTGGTTCCTACTGTTCTTCGTTCAATGTCGTCATGATTGAACTCTGCCCAATATAATTCAAAAGCAATACCGTCTTCAACACCCTCAAATTGATGATACTTGCCAGGCTTTACTGTGGTATATTCTCCTGCATTTAAAATAGTTTCATCGACAAGTCCTTGCTGATCTGCATCTTGCCAAACTCTTACTATCATTTTGCCTGACTCTACAAAAAAGCCATTCCATTTGTATTTGTGTTTGTGTTCTGAGCATTTGTATCCTGCTTTAAATTCAATTCTGTGGAATTCTAACACGCCATTGGCATGGATTAATTCCGTCTTTCCCCAAATTTTTCCTGCTTTCATATCTTACTCCTTGCACAAAAATAAAATTGTTTTGTGTCATATTCACTTTCAATATTATCTGGATAAACCCTATCAATTGATTCAACCACAAAATATTTTTCTAATGTTTTTAAAACATTTGATACTGTCCTATATTTTGAACTATAATTAGATTTTAGTTTATCTGAATAAACATTTACGTATTCATCTTCTTTTTTTAAAGTACAAGGAGTCCTTAAAAAAAATTTTTTTGTTTGTAGACTCGAATAAATCTTATCAATTACTTCCTCTTCAAAAATAAAGGGCAACATTCCTGCACAAATTATATTGTCAACCTTTGGCAGTGTACTTAAATCATCTTCATACACATTGAAATCACGGGCCTTTACTTTACTGTTTAAATTTTTTATAAGATGAACAGCAAAATCATAACCATGATATTCTTTGAAATCTGTTAGTTCCACCAAGCAATTTAACAAAGCGCCATCGCCACATCCTAAATCAAGTAAAGTTTCACCTGACAACTTAGGCACTATGTATTGTAATTCATGTAAGCGTCTTTGTTTTATAGTGCCGTATTCAGGATACTCTGTTTGTGATGTCCAGAATTCTTTAGCAACAATTTTACTCATAAGACACGTCCTTGTGTTTATATGCTCTATCTCTATGCCATTCTTTATAGACTTCATAGCCTAAATTTGTCATCAGCGTTGCAATTTTATCATCTGTCCAACCGTACTTTGCACCCGACTGATTCCACTCCACAACTATTAAAGGTTTGGCTCTTTTTATTGTTTCAGTAGCACCAACGATTGTTTCCCATTCTGAACCTTCTATATCTAAATGCATACAATCAGGATTTACACCTAAAGAATCTAATTTTATCTTAGGTATATCTCCGTTTGGTTCTATGTAGTTGGCACCTAAGTTTTTCCGTCCCTTAAAATCCGGAGCAACCATTTTTACCGGATCATTATCGTTTCCTAAAGCAGTCTGAAGTTTGAACACGTTTGTTTCTGGACAATTATGGATTAAACAAACAAACCATCGATGATCAGGTTCGAAGGTAATCACTTTTTCAAACATATTGCTGTAAAGTTTTGGATATAATCCTGCATTTCCGCCTGCTTGAATAATAAGTTTTCTTTTGTTTTGTGGCAAAAGTTTTATTATTTCATTAGGAAAATGTACTATATTTGTTGTGCCATCACTCCAAGCCGCTCTTTCATTTTTGTGGAAAAATTCCCAAGTTAAAATATCCTCTCTGGGCCATAACCATTCACCTTGCATATAAGGTCCTGATCTATATTCTAAATTATTTGCGTTTAAAAATTCGTTTGTGCGTTTTGTAGAATCTACCGGATATATAAATTTATTTTTCATTTTGAATCTATTGTATTAGTTCCTGCGTCCCAAATTTGTGTCACTGGCTCAATTTTATCTTTGTGTTCTATTTTTTTAGCCGCGTACCAAAGTAAAACATCATTTGTTGCCCATTTTCCTTTGTTTGCATCTGCAATATTATTTATGGACCAACCTTTTTTATGACTTAGATATGAATCCAATAATTCAAAACCATTTTTCTTAATAAAAGTTGTAATAGCAACAGGATCTGTTACGTGAATACCATGTCGCCAATAACCATGCACAGGACTTACGCCTACAAAATATCCTCCAACTTTTACAAGTTTTAATGCGTTACTCCATGCCGTGTGAGCGTCCCAAATATGTTCTATTGTTCCTAAATTAAAAACAGTTTCAAACTGTTGATGTAAGTTAGTCAAGTCTCCAGTCAAATCTGAATAATCTCCACCATCTGGATCAATAGTTTTGTAATCATCAACTCTAAAATATTCTTTAGGACTTATTGTCATATTGGTTGCTTGATTTCCTAACATTAAAAAAGGACTTTTGTAATATGCTCTATATTTTTCGTAATTTTTGAGATGTTTGTTTATTACTGTCATATCCAATATTTTTTAACCAATGGGTTATCTTTTTGTAAGTGAGGTTTCTTATATCTGCCTGCGTATATTGTAAACACAGGTGAAGGCAGAGGATCTTTTTGTTCAATCATGTGATGTTGCCAATTTATAAATTGTCCTACTTCATCGTCCATAAACTTCATATTTGTTAAAGAGGCCTGTGTGTATGCTTGGTCTCCTATTAAATTTCCTTTGTGATATTTAGACATTATTGCTTGAGTATTACGTAGAAAATTTTCGTAGATAAAAGAATAATCACCTTGCCAACTCATTATACTGCTATTTGCATTTCCGCTTGTTGGTTTAACACTTTTTATCATATAAAAGTTTTTGTAATCTAATCTGTCTACAATATGTTCGAAATTATTACAGATAATAATATCTAAATCCAAATAAAATACAGGACCGTTAAACAAATTAGGTCTGAATAATTCAACTTTACTCCACCACCCTATCCAATTATGTTTTAATGGAACTGTTGCAATAGGAAGTTTAACATTTGATAAGCAATGAAACTGATGCGGCTTTTTGTAGTTTCTTGCAATCATATTTTTTAATTTTAACACGTAATCGTGTGAGTATGGCGTTCTTCTGTTTCGTTGATACACACATACAAAATTAATCATTAGGGTTCCATTCGTTACAACTGTAAACCGAATTAGGATAGAACCTAATATTATTTTTGTCCACTAATTTTTTTATAAAACCTTGCAAGTCAAAGTTTTTATTAATATCTTTTGTTGGTATAGGTAAGTTTACGATATAATATGGAGGTTTATGCCAAGTTTCTCCATTTGGTATTTTTGTGTTATTTTTTACAGCATTGATAATATCTGCATGAGTATATTTTTTAAATTCTATACGTTCCCCATCAGGAATCGAAAATTCACTTAAACGTGTTATTTGATTATTTTTTTTAAAATGCACATTATTTGTTAGCCATATGTCTTTGTACGGTATACACAAACAAGGAATACATTCGAATTCTAATTCTTTCATTGCTTGTAATCTATTATTACCGTCTACAACAATTTGTAAATCTTCATGCACACCTACTGTGATAGGATTGAAAAATATTTTTTCTTTTTCTATTTTTTCCTTAAGTATTTTTACTTTTTTATCATCGTAATCTTCATAAATTTTTAGTTTTTCTATTGGCAATATTTTTAAGTTATTAATGTGTTCTACATCTTTTCTATCATCATAAATGATCCTTTGTTTTATTTCAGTGCTTGAAATGCCTTCAGTTCTAGGAAATAACATCAGTCTTATATTTTGTTCTTTCAGATATAATAGGGCGTTTGTACGATCTCCACTGTGTACATAATCGTCTCCTTGTACAACTATGTTTGGCTTAATTTTTGACCATAACTCTCTCTGATCAACATCACTGTACTTTACTATTTCATCGACAAAAGGCAGTGCTTTTACTTGTTTTTCTCTTTCTTCGAAATTAAGTGTAGGATATTTTCCTTTAGATTTTTTAGCAGATTCATCGTCTTGTATGCCAACAATTAAGTAATCACCCTGTTGTTTTGCACGGGTCAAAATGTTTATGTGTCCTAGGTGGAGTGTATCAAAAACTCCTGATGTCATTACTTTAATCATTTTTCTTCCAATAAGTTTTCCATCTTTGCACTTCATCTGCTTTGTCGAAATCGTCCGTTTCGTCATCAATATTTGTCCAATTTGTGTTGCAGATGTATTGAGTTCTTTTGACAGTCTTGCGTTGTGGCGGCGAATTTAAATTCCATTTTCCTGAATGGTATGCATATAAATCCCAAGACCAACAACGATTTATTTTTTTATCCCAAAAGGCTTTGCAAACTAATTTTAACCAATGCCAAAACGTGTCATCGCTTTTGAACGCCCAAAATTCTCCATATTTTTTCAATGCATTTCCTTTAGCACGTCCATAATAGTTTGTTGTGCCATTGAGAATTGTTTTAATTGCATTTTCAGAATAGTATACATCACCGTACAACCAAACATTACCTTTAAGTTCTTCACAACCTAACAAACAACCTAAATCATTGCCTTTCATGTTGTTAACAAATTCATTATATTGAGGATACATTCCTTTTTGAGCCACAGTTACCCAAATATCACTTTGTCCGTTTTCCTTTAGTAGTCGTACAGTTCTATCAACTAATTTTTCGCCCTGCACAGTGATAGAATGTCTATTAAATGTCTTTGCTGTTCCGCCAGCCATTATGATTATTCTCATATGTCTGTCCTTGTGTAACTGTTTTTACTTTTTTTACTTTTATCTAACCAATATTTCGGGTTGATTCTACACAAACTGTATTTGGTTTTCGTAAGTGCAACTGATTGTGCATTTACGTGAACGTCTGCTGGTAGCATTCCTTTGTTTTTTGTAAATTCTATTAAAGACTTTGCACCTTGTGGTTTAATTATGTAAGCATGAAGTCCTTTTATGCACTCTTTGTCATAAAATTGAAAAGCATTTTTTGAAGATGAGGAGGTTTTTTTAGGTTGATGAGGTATTACATCATAGTTTTCAAATTTTTCTAAATGTTCTTCATATACTGTAGAAGTTCTGCTGTATGCATCTAAATTACACAACTCTGCAAATTTTCCAAGTATGTCTTTGGGTATAGGTCTCATAACTAAAGCATCATGTTCCAATATCATGATAGGTTCATTAAGTTCTAAACACTTCAACCATAGTGAATAATGCGAACAAAAACACCCTCTTACTCCTTTGGTGTCTCTAGTAAATTTTAATTTTGGAAAAGGACGCAAACCAAACTTTTTGTAAGTGGGAGCAACGTCATCAAGTTGCACTGCATCAAATTTTTTTATGTTAAGATTAAATTTTTTACCTGATTGAACACAATCTTCAGCCAGTTCCTCCGAAAAGGACCTGCCTTTCATTGTGATTACAAATGCTTTATGATCATATTGTTGCATCTTCCATTCCCGCGACTCTTAACTTTGTAATATTAGTTATCTGCCATTGTTTTTGGTCGAGGGCTTTAGTGATGCCAAGCCATTTGTTTCTTAAAAGTGCAAATTCATTAATAATTTTTTCATAATCAACAACATCTGACTCACCGTCGACATATTTTTCTACATCTCGGCTTGACAATGCACGTTGATAGTTTTCAAGATATTTTTTGAAATGTTTACTTCTTAATCTACGCAATTCGATGTTCAAATATTGAAGAATTGCTTCTATTTCTTGTAATTGGTTGAACCGTTGTTCAACTATTCCAGGCATTGCGGCTGAATTTTTCTCTAAATTGCCTTTTATTTTTACTTCATACTTTGCTTGGTCTAATTCTTGTTCATAATATGAAACTGCATTAGGAATTTGTCCAATATCTTTGGCAATTTTTTGATACCAGCCACTCATGTATTAGTAATCCTCGTCTTGTTCGTCTAAATCTAAATAGTAGTTGATTGCACTATCTAAATCTTCATCTGAACCAAGGGCTTCTTTAAAAGCATCATCTTCAACACCATAGTCTGCCATAATATCGACATATTTTTCCGCCATTACATCGATTTGTTTCTTGTCTGCGTGTGCTTTAAAAAACTCCCAAAGTTCTGTCAACAATCTTCCATCGATCATTCAACAGTCTCCTCTGTATCTTCTATATTTGTTTCTTTTTCGACCAAGTTGTTGAAATCTGCCATCACTTTGTCCAGTAATTCACCACCTTGTTCCCAGACTCTTCTATATTCTTTCACTTCTGTTCCTTTTGAGTCCACATATTTAAGTCTGTTACCATCTTTACTTAATATACCTTTTTTCTCGAACAAGTCGACAAGTCCTGAGTAAGGATTCATGCCAGTTTCATATGGAATCTTCACTTGCACACCTTCAAAAGGTTTGTTAAATCTTGTTTTCATTACTTTACAAGCCGCTCTAATACCTTTTACGTCA